GTAGCCTCCCATCTTCTGAAGCTCTTCGTTTGCTATTTTTGTGACCGCTTCAGTAACTTCCCCTATTGATTTAGCTTTCAATGAAGCACCGCCTAATTCGTTTTTTAGACGCTCAGCCGATAATCCTAGGTTATCCAATCTTAAAATTGATTTTTGGCCTATACCACGCACGATGGAGTCAACGAGGTAGTCAACATTAAGCCCGGTTTGCTGAGCACGAGCCGCAGCAAACTCAAGTAGAGTTCCTAAATTCTTAACAGGTATTCCGAAATCAGCTGCAAACACCGCCTTTTTCATCAGGTCAAATTCTGAAACTGTGCCGTGAGTCTTTTGCTTAAGATTGTCAAGCAATGTTATAGAGTTTGGAAGTTTGTCAAAGGCTATCTTAACGCCTTGAACATTACCGGCCAGTTTTGCCATTTCCAATTCGGCTGATACGACTTCGCGCACAAGTCCGGCCGCAAGGAATAATCTCACTGATTGTACAAGATTGCCAAACTGTGTACCGAGTGATTGTGTTTGGTCGGTGGTCCCCTTTAACGCTTTACCTAGACCTAACGCAGCCTGGGTATCTTGATCTAATTGCGTTTTTAGTGCTTTGTATTGCTCTGAAAGTTGCCTTACCTTATTTGGATCGTTTGATTCAATTATGCGCTGTTTTAAAACAGCTAACTTGGCGGCTAGGTCCTGGATAGATTGAGCTGTCTGCTTATAAGCCGCAGATGAATTTGCTCCAGATTGAGCGGCTGATTGCCTTAAATCATCAGTTGCCTTTTGCGCTTGTTGTGTTGCTGTTTGGGCTTGTTTAAGGCCCGAGGTATCTATGACATAATTGATCTTAATGTCAATGGTTCGATTACCGGCCATCCAAATACGACTAAAGTATGATGTTTATCTCGCCAGCTCATCGCTCGTGTTTTTTTGGGTATCTACTTCCCTTTTCAGTACTAAGATATGAAAATTATAGTCAAACCATGATATTTTCGATATCCAATCATAATCCTTATTCAATTTTCTTGCAATAGTTATAAATTCTATATCACGCTCTTTCACAAATTCGCCTATCACTGAATCTGGGTGTCTTCTGTCTTTTCTGTTCTCAGATCCATTAAAATCTCCGTGGCCGTCAAATAATTCCGCAAATGCGTTTCTGATGTATCGCTCAGACCTAATAACTCCCTGATTGGCCTTGTCAAAAAAAAACTTACTGTGTCACTCTTATCCCATTCCGAAATCTTTTTTCGACCGTATGACATGCTATAGTCATTCAATTCTTCGGTTTCATCGAAATAAATAACAGAGGCAAGACGTTTTATCGTGTCTGGACTAAATGCCAGCTTTGTCCGGCCCCGAATCTTCTCATTTATTATCGCTACCTCTGAAAGCCGTCCGGCGTTTAATGCTGTGTCTATTTGATCGCAATAAGATGAGAGTACTTCCGGTTCAATTCTTAAATCATGCTCCTGAAGATAAGCGCTGATCCACTTATATCTACCGGCCGGTATTTCAAATTCTTCAATAAATTGGTAATATTTCTTTCCGTTGGCCTCGAATGCAAATTCGATCTTGTGAGCGAATTGCTCGTTGTGCATATTGAGCACCGGATTTATTTTGTTTTTAAACAGATTAAACTTCATTCTGGTAAAAGGTTACTTACAACGAAATTGAAACCGCAAAGGCAAATCATAAAACATGGTAGTTGCCAATTGAATCCTATTAGCACTAGGCCAGTAATAAGCCCCCAAAATGAAGCCATACATGTTGGACAAAGGAATAATGGCCTGCATATATTAGTCCCGATTATACGCTCTAAAAACGATCCAAATTTACCCAAAAGATGGTTTGAATCGAATACGGCGTAAACACCAAAGCACCACATTGATGCCACTAGCACACAAGCAATAAATAGTATCATATATTAAAGTAGTTATGACATTCTTTCAAGTTGTCACGGTAGAACTCATTGTAAACGCCTGGCGCAGCGTTCTCTAAATCTTTCAGGATCGAGCTTTTCATAATATTTGCACGCGCTGCACTGTTGTTTATCTTGATCCGGTAATCTTTACGATACCATGACGCATGCCACATTATCACGTCGCACATTTCTATCCCATCAGTATAATTTACCCGTCTGGTTGGATCTATGTGGCAATCGCCGCGATAATCGTATGTAAATGGATAATTTTTGAAGTTGCCAACGGAAGTGTTGCTGTTTAATTTATGTATGAATGGCACAAGGGTGTGATCAACACACCATAGAGTAGGCTTTGCGAAGATTACGTTAATATGGCATACCAAACCATTCAATTGTGGATTTGCCTTCAAGTACGATTTTGATTCATTTACCTCATCTCTGAAATAAAATTCATCTGAATCCATCATTATGAAATAATCGTAACCTGCTTTCTTGGCTATTTCTAGCCCGTAGTTGCGTTTATTTGTCTCATTGACGTGAGGTGCGAATTTAAGAGTTGGATTATAGTTAACGAATGATATTTTGTCATTTGTAGTATGTATACTGAATTTAGCGTATTCGCCATAATTAGAGTATTCCGAGTATACGACTATGACGCCATCTACAACAGGCAGAATGTTTTCAATAGACTTCTCGAGTAAATCCAGGCAATCTGACCACGCACAATATATGGCACAAAGTTTCATCGTAAATTTCTAATTAGCCATTGTTTATTATCCTCGCCCAGTTGATGTAAGTCCCATGGATCAATACCATTGAGCCCAAAGCAGTTTTTGAAATTGCGTAAGTATACCTCTTTACCGTGATTTATCGTTGCATCAGCTCTCTCACTTATTGCATCGCGCTGTGATCGCCTGGTCGAATAGTGATTGTGTGGAAATGATATATCATTACGCCAGATTACTTTCTTCAATATATCTGCCACGTGCGTAAACTGCGTATCACAAAACATATGTTTATAGTCTGGATGGTAAATATATCCAAACCGGTCATAGTACACACGATCAAGTATAGGCATGGTTATTATCCATTTCTGAATCCCATCGTTTACCTTCAAAACAAAGTCTTTCTTATCGCTAACCGCTGATAGAATCATGTTTGCCCAGCCTTCAAAGCAATCAGTATCATCTGAAACAACTATCATTAAATCGCCGGTGCTTGCTTGCGCTGCTTTGTTGACAGCCTCCACAGATGACTTATTATCGTTAATAATAACCGCTTCTCCATAAAGCTTAATGTATTCATCCTTTTGTTCATCGTCTGTGTCAATTGAAACAACTAATTCAACATTTGATCCAGCGCACCTCAACCACTTAGAAATTGTTTCAAAACTTTTATATGCCCGTCCGCGTGACGGGTGTAATAGGCTTATAGTCATACGTGCCTCCAAACTTCGTTACGTCAATGAAATTTGATCCACACGTTGTCCACGCGTCAAAGCTTTTATCTTCAATAATGTATTTGAACTTTTTAAACTCGTCCCTCATCTGATAACCGTGATCTGCATTGGGCTCTGTGTCGTGAGCGACGACTATCTGCGCCTTATTGGCAAATAAATTAATGTCAATCTTCCTGCGTTCACCCGGGCTATGGTCTATAAATACAACTCCGCAAGATTCGTGGGTCTCGTTCACCATATCCCAATTATTGTCTACCCATTCGATGTCGTGTAAAAACGTGTTCATGTTTTTGAACTTCTTATACCACTCAAAATCGTATTCGTAACTGAATAAAGGACGACTATGAAATTCAGAGAATTTGTGGAGCTGTGGGGTTGAACCTTTACCCACACCCATTTCTATTATGCTGCCGGTGGTTTCGTTCAAAGCATGCCAAAGTAATCGTCTGTGACCATCCCAATTTGATAATTGTCCTATGAATTGTTCCTGTGTCATTCCTGCTTCATTAATTCACAGTTCTCGAAATAATGAGCATATCTAAACTCATCCATGATAGAGAAGTCACTTTCGCCTAAAGTTTTACTTTCAATTCCTTTAAAAATGTCACCATTCTTTAATTTCACTTTATCCGATATATAATCTACTTTGGTAATAAACAAACGCGGAAAGTTTTTTATATCCTTATATTCTTTCATTGTCATAACACAATAGTTTTGAGTTTTAAAACTTTTGGAATGTCCTGCTTACCAGCCACTACCTCCCCGAGGAATGTTTTAGGAACATAATTGAGATGGTAAAATGATCGTAGTTCTTTTCTTTTTAGTTCTTCCTCAAAGTTATTACTTGTCAAATGAGATGGTAAATCAAAAGACGATGCCCCGCAATATCTAGCGAGATAACTTAAAACCACATCTTCATTTTCAGTGATCTTATAACGCTGAAAGTGATCGCGTCTTATTAACGCCAATTCTTCATCGGATAGATCAGACATTTTCCGGGCGATGTCACCGCGTATAAATATTAAACATCCGCTCATGTGACCCCAACTTCCAAACGCAGTGATAAATGGCTGTTGTGATTGTATGCCTATTAACTCATGGCTACCATCAACGTGCTCAAATACTTCGGGAGACGTAAATACAACATCACTATCAACAGATAGAATGTAATCGTCATTTTGTATATCATATCCTTCCACTAGGTTAGCCAGTTCATCAAGCTTCATCATTGAAGGATTCCATCCAGCACCATTTTCGTACGCTGTGTATTTTCTGCCACCGGTTTGAACTACTCTTATCGTTCCTAAATTACTAGGCGCGTACTTGCTTAATGTTTCAACCATTAAATTTGACAGATCCTGATCTCGAGGGCAAGTGAAATTAAATGCGTAAATCATATCTGAACTAGTTTCGCATATTCATACGTATACTTAACAAACCAATCAAAGTCTTCACCCGGGAAGCATTGATGCAGCATTTCCATTGTTTCTTCCCACTTCTTATTATAAAGCGCAAAGTGCTCGTGATTTGGATTCTGAAAGGCTTTAAAAATATCCCTGTGCATATGGCAGTCGATAAACTTATCATGATTTAAAGTCCATGACCCGCGATCCACACGACCAACTGCATAACCGTTTGAATACTGACCGCGATTAATGAAGTCCACATTCGCTAATCCGTATTGCTTTAATCGATCTGTTATTAAATCCTGATCGGTTGACCAATACTTATAAAAATCACTTGATTTTGCCTGTGGCAGATTATCAAGGTCGCGTTTAATCAACTTATTATAGTCGTTATCTTTTATGTTCATCACATCGGCCCACTTCATGGAGTCCATTCCAATGTAACAAATCGGATAGTGACCGAATCCGGTCAAGTCATGCCCGTAAACCGTAATCTTGTTCTTGTCTGGATGCCAGTAGTCTGACAACGGGATCATATCGATGTCTCCGGTCATTATATATCCATCGGTTACACATGTTCCATAAAGACGTGAACATTGTGTTATTGTATCTGATCGATAGCCCTCAATAGATTTTAGTATTTGGATTAAGTCACACTTACCAAACGCTAGTTTTTCAATCTCAGTTATGACATTACCGGGATTTTGTGTGTGATAAAACAATATCGGCTCCCATCCAAGTCTCCGCCATGCCCAGCAAGTCAAAGGAGTGTAGTATAGATAGTCAACATTTTCATTAACTGATAATATGATATATTTCTTCATAAAATCTGATTGAGTCTAGCAAAATCCCCATGTATTCGTTTGGCTCCTGAGTTATATGCAATGGCCGCATCGATCTCGCTATCATAGTCGCCAAGGTGGTGTTGCTTGCCTTCATGCTTTAATCCTGCTCGCCACTTATTTTTATACCTGCATACTCCCAAATATTTCGATGATTTAAGTAACAAAGGTTTTCTATTCATGGCGTTTTGAGAAACGCTACAGATGCGCAGATTATGCTTTTGATTATTTAGCCCTTCCATATCAATATGATCTACAATTTGACCTTTATTAGCGCAAATAATAACTCTGTGCATGTACAGGATTCTTTGCTTTCCATTGATATATTCAACGCGGTTGGCATACCATGAGTGAGTTGCTTTTTGTGCTTTCCACTTGAATTGATTCAAATAGTCGAAATCTTCATTATCAACTATTGTAACCTTACCTCGAGTCAATTTTATTTCCTTCATGGCTTCTTTAAAATTATGGTCTGCCAGTCGTAATGATCAGGCTCTTTAAAATAAGTAACTTGAAGTCTTAGTCTTTCAATAACCGCCTCTGTTAAAGGCCAGTGCTCTTGAACGCTTGGCTGTTTATAGTTGTCAATTATTACTAACCCATATGGCTTTAGATATTTGAAAATACTTGGGTATTTTAGCTCGGAATCAACAACTCCATAAACACATTCATCTCTCCATTCACCATCCACGACAATGATATCGTACAATTTACCGGTGTCAATGGCATTTATGTATTCATATGTATGATGCTTGTACTGTGCCCCAGTCTTCAGTGCCCATTCAATATTATTATCCACTCCATCAATGATAGTGCCTTTTTTCCTCCACCATTCCGTCGAGTCGCCAACACCATATTCGAATACTGTTTTGCCTTGTAGGCCAAGTGTAATTAAATGCTTAAGGCATGGCGAAGTATACCAAGGATAAGGAATATTTAATTCCTCATCAAACCATCGCCATTCGTTTTCAATTAGTCGCATCGAGGTTGTTTTTATAATCCGCAACTAACTCATCGCAATACGAATTGAATTTATCAGATGCTCCGTTGATAAGCCGAGCTCGATGGCAATATGTTTTCCACATTGCGTTTAATGATTTCCTTTTTTCGGCAACATCATAGCCTAGAGGATCATCCGAGTTTGTGAAGTAAGTGAAGAATTTGTTTGTTAGCATTGTAAAGATATTTTGAGCATCTTGGCTAACGCGTTCTTGATGGCGTCTTTGCTGTCGGGTAAGTTGTAGTTTTTGCATTATCTTAAATCTTCTCTAGTATTCCAGTAAAATATTTGCTCAAATCCCCTCATGGTTTCGAGTTCTTGATATGATTCCTTGAATGGATCTTTGTGGTATAAAAATCTCATTGTGGGCGTTTCGTAATACCCAGCTGCGCCGACGTGCCCAGCTAATAGGTTTGTCTCTTTTAGATCAGACTCAATATTATATAATATTTCACAAGACCACCTCGGATCGAATATCCAATCAGGTGTATTAGTTGGAACATGGTAATGCCTACCAATTCCTTCAATTAAATTATGCGACATTCCCTTAATAAAGTGTTCAGTGGCATGCGTTGAGCAAGACGGATAAATAACTCTGTTCAAGAAATCCTGATCAGTTCCTTTATGTCGGTAATCTATGCCGTGTCCGCGCTCAATCAATCTATTAAATGCATCAGAAGGGTTATCAGTAATTTTAAGGATGTCATTTACGTATCCAGGCCTAAACCCTATCATTCCACCCATCATTGGAATGGTGTGGCTTATAGAATCCGTTATACAGTGAATGGCCTTATCTTCTTCAATCCATTCTTGTACCATTTGAGCCTCGCGATATGTCGAGATTGAATCAAGATCCCGGCAGAGCACGTGCGTAAACTTCCAATTACTGCCATCCATCATGAAAACAGTGCGAAGCCTTTGAAGCATCGCCAAACATAGCGGCTTACCATCTTCGAAAGAATTGATGATTAGGTTGCCTTGTTTTGCATGCCAATCGAAAATGGGTTTGTATGGTGAGTTGTAGCTGGCGTTGTCAATGTTTAATACATTGGTCCATCCCGGATAAATCAATCTATTGAAGCGAATACATAGATGCAAGCCGCGCAGATAGCTTTGGAAATCAAAAGAGTTTTCGGCGCGTGACCGATCAAAACCAAATAACGAGTAGCTAAGTGCGCCTTTCATTTTTTGCTTCTATAATCGTAATAGTAAATGACCTCTTGAATATAATGTTCAGTCTTTATAAGTCCTGATTTAAAAACCTGTGTTGCCCAGTCCGTATCCTCTCCGTGATTTGTTTCCGGAAACTTAAACTGTTTTGCAATGCTTGATTTTATGCAATTAAGGTGGTTAGGGTAGCGTTCATACCTGATCGGCATCCCATCAGGATTTGTTCTGTACGCATTGTATTTAATTGAATGCTCAAAGTACAGCTGATTGTTTCCATCTTCAGTAATAATTCCTTTCAAACTGCAACAGTCAACTTCTTTTGCAATGCCTTCGAAAAGCAAATCAATATAATTATAGCTTACCCTGTCGTCATCATCTATATGGGCCAGATAATCAGTTGTGCACAAATCTAATAATTTATTTCGTTTCTTGCCAATGCTATCAGATTGATGGTCGGCAAGGATAATGTCTACTCTCCGATGCTTAATCTGTAGATAAAGTATTTTAAGAAGTCTATCTAAAAACTCCTGACGTTTTGGTATTGTGCATATTAGAATTGAAAGACTGCCCATATTCATAAACTCAGCGTTGTATAAAATTTATAAGACTCCTCATCGACATTACGCTTCAACCAACTAAAATCAGCATCGCTATTCTTCAGGTTCATAACATGCCCCTTTCCTCCGCACTTCCCTATACCGTGTTTAATGCCGATGCATGGATTATCCGTCTCAATTAACTTCCACTTCTTATTGTTCTGCTTTGCATACTTCCATAATGCAATGTCAAGCCATAGGTAATCATCGGCAGGCCATTGAAATTTATCTAGCGCCGATATTCTAAAGGCAGTGCAAAACAGACTTGAATGATCGTGATAGGTGCGCTCCCAGGTTCTTTTAAATATGTTGTAATAAACCGTGTTGTTGAAGCCGATGAAGTCATGATCACCAATGGACATTATATCGAAATAGTTAACCGGATAATTGTCATCCGATTCAATTACGTAGATTATATCTATGCCTTTCTCCTTGGCCAGTTCAATGCCTTTCTTCATCCTAGGAATAAGGTCAGCTGAATTGCTTTTTGGCTCGTAGTTGATGACTATAGAATAATCTGGCTTCATTCTTTCAACTTGTCTCAAGCAGAAGTCCATAAACTTTGGACGTTCTTTGCCTCTATTACACGTTAGCGTAGCAATCATGAGTGACCAATAAATTCGTTTATTTCATTTCTATAGGCCCTGTATAAATCCATCATATGATAAAAATCACTTTCGCTAATTTTAAATTTAATATTGCCATTTGTTCCTTGTAGATACATATTATATTCTGATCTATTAAGTAATATGTCGGTTATACTTTCAGGGAGTTTCCAGAAATCGTCGTACTGTACCTCAAAAGAAATACATGTTGGAGTATAGTATAGCTCAGTCGATTTCATGTATTTGTAAAAATTCCTGTAAAACACTTCCTTCGCATCCTAGGTAAACCTCCACGCCATTAATTTTTAATGCCTCGATAAAGGCTTTGTATTGTCTGATTTCCTGTTTCAATTTTACGCCATTGCATTCCGGATGATCATTGAAGTCAACGCCCCACAGGACTATCCTGTCAGCTCCTAACTGCCAGGCTAAATGCATAGCGATCACCGGCGAAGTGGTTAGTGTTGTTAGTCCGCGATTCTTTATTAGTTGTCCATTCCAAGATTCAGTACGGAAATGAACCATGTCAGGAAAGTATTTTCTCCAAGATTCGGAGTTTGAAAAGAACTTTATTGGAGTGCTATTTTTTATTGTGCTAAGTCTATCCGGCTCGAACTTGCTTGCATGGTTAGCTACTAAAAGGTGCGTAGTAGGTTTGCCGAACTTCCATGAATCATTTACGCCAATGGAAATTCTATTGCCTGGCCAGTTATAACCCGTAGCACCACATGCGACAATATCGAAAATGTCTTTAATCACGGTATTTTTCCGGTCGTTTAATGAAGTCCGGATAAACGCAATGGATAAAATATCTAAATGCGTCAAACTTATGAAGTGGGTAGGCTCCGTTCTTGATCAATTCTCCTTCATCATCAACCATCGCCATTTCAAGATCCTGTATAGTCTTGACACAGCGTTTTGTTATTGTGAAGTTTGCGTTTTTAAGAACTGAATTACATAGCACGCGGGAATCAGATACTGCCATGTTGTGTCTCGGAACTCTGATGTCCTCATCCTGTAAATCGAGCTTATCTTTCATGACCCTATAATGGTTCATGTTACCTTTCACCATGGCGCTACGGTTCATTCCTGTAGCGTCGCCTGTAACTTGCATGTTGTACCTCCAGCTGATATAGTTAGCAATAATGATATCACATACCTCCGGCGTCGAGCCATCAGGAAGGTCTATTTCATCGAATATGACCGATGTTTTAAGGTCTATTTCCTGCCCGACAAGGCAAGTCATTGGAACTTTGTTAAAGTCCCAGCTAAGCAATAATGGTAAGTGTTTATTTGGCGTGTAATCCGATATTACGTGCTTTTTTACATCAAAGCAATACATGAAAGGCCGGTCATTTGCGTCAACGTATTCAGCTAAATATTCTTGTCTAAATGTTATTTCGTCGAGTTGCTGTTTAGCCTCTTCAATCTCATTACGATCTATGAAAGGATTATCATATGTAGTGAAATGGAAAAATGCCCAGTTATCAAATTTATGATGTTTCTCCTCAATCTTATAAAAGCCGTTGTTTTTGCCTTTAGGACGACTCAATAAATACCCGTCTCCTATAAAATCGGTAAGGGTAGGACGGATTGTATTCTCCCAAGCTTGATAAAGTTTTGGGGCCTTGGCCGACTCATCAATAATTGCGCGTTTATACTTTCTTCCCTGGCCACTGTCAGGATCTTCCATCGACCAAAAGTCAATCAATCCACCGCCAAATAGCTGTATTTGCTTGAGTTGCTCGTCTTTCCTTTGGATTATAGGCTTGTATGCTTTCTTCAATTCCTTCCAAACTTCTGAAAGGTCTTTATAAGTTGGGAACCAAATACCTACTGGCCAACCTTCAAGCGATATTGAAGACAGTTCAAGGATAAGACTTGTTTTACCAAACCGTCTCCCGCACCTTAAGTGATTAAATCGTTTTGCATTGGATATAATCTGGCTTTGAGCCGGATGCAGCGTTGGCAATATAAAATCAACCTCAAGAACGTCGTTTGACATGAATTACCATTTCTTTAGGTGTATCTATTTCTATTCGTTTCGGGATAAAGTATGGGAAGAACTTTGATAACGTGTCCAGATACTTCGCCTTATCCTTTTTGCGTAATTCGGTTAGCGACTGTTTAATGTGATCTACCTCACCCTCCATGATATTCATGAAAAGCTCCTTAGCTGCAGTAGTCGTCTTATCCTTGGCTCCCTTAGGTCTGCCAGGATTTCCTGGGCCGAATTTCATTTTTCGTTTATAATCGTTTAGTACGGTTGGTTAATCTTTGATAGATAACACTTTGAATTACAAAGTAAGTATTTTTTTCGTTATAAGTTTCACGTGAAATTTAATCAATTTAAAGTAATCCAAAGTATCATACCCAAAAACGCTATCGTTAAGCAGATAACCAGTATACCGGGTGCACAGCCTTTAGAGTAGGTAGGAGAGGTCATAAAGCATAATTATATAAGTACTTCCATTCATCTGGCACGTCATTAAGCGGGCTCTCCTCAAGGTATTTTCCATCGATTTTACTTGGCTTTACGTACTTACACAAGAAGTCAACTTTGCCGTTTCGCTCAACTCGCCAAATAGCACCTTCTGTTTCTTCTATAGCACCATGTGCCGACACTTCACACAAGATCATTGCGGTCTCTATCGCTAAAGGCTGACCGATGCTTAAAGTATGAGGAGGTGTGAAGTCATGTGTCTTTATCCTTGGCATCAGTTCTGAATACAGTTTTCTTTCTGTTCCAGCGATTATGTCAAATGGTACAAATGGTTCGTGTGGCAAGTTATATTTTGTACCTACTGAGGTAAGAAGCCACTCACCGCAAACTCGCTCGCCATCCATAAGCAAGCTATCAAATCGCTTCTGATTTCGTTTTACGTATTCATTAAATGCACGATGTGTTGCGTATGGCGAGTCTATGGCTAAGTATCCTGATCGTGTTAACGCAATAATATCACCTTTGAATTTGGCAACCCCTACGTTCCCGCCATCTAATTTTTCCTGAACAACTACAAAGTCATTATTATCCCTTGGTTTTTCTGTTGCAATCCTACATTGTCCGGATGATGCATGATGATCGGATGGGCCAACACGGCTACCTATCAGGTGCGGAATTGATCCGTATGACTTGGCTCCTAACGGCTTTATCGGTTTTGTTTGATTCATTTAATCATCTTTTAAAGTAAGGCGGCCAGAAAATGAGCTATCCGACCGCCTACCCCCTCTCAATCCTATGAATTTACTGATTTATACTTCTTCTTAAGCGCATGTAACATCTCCGCATGGAGGCTGCGCCCGTTGTTCTTAGCAGCATTCTTAATGCTTTCATGCAATGTCTCCGGTAACCGCAACAGGGTGTTCTTGATCTTGATCTCCATATCACAAAGATATAGTATATTTTTCATACAATGCAACTAAAAATGTTACAAAATGATACAAAACCTTACTGTAAGGTTATTTCAAAAATATTTCATCCGGGGTGTTGTACAGTCCGTTATCATACTATATCTTTGATACTATCAAACGAACAAACACCATGACAACAGTAACCAAAACCGTAAAGCTGATCTTTAAGATAGCCGCCTTTATAATTGCGATGCTCTACTCTAACGGGTTTGAGATGCTGGTTTTGTTGACCATCTTATATATACTGGTTATGATGGTGTATTCTAAGTTAGAAGAAATGTACCAAAACGCTTAAATACTATGAGCAACATTAAAGCAAGAGAAACCGCAAACGGCATCTTCGAAAGAATAGAGGCCAACGAGAAAAGGATTGAAGGCCTTTTAAAGCGAGTACGTGCACACTTTACCGATAAGGTTGAAGTGGTTAAGATCGGTAAAAAGGCAGCTCTTTTAAGGATCAATGGTAAAATAAGAGTACAGTTCTTATGAGTTGGCGCGATGATCCTGCATTCATTCGGATGTGTTACCATGAATCTTATACCAAAGAGTTCAACCGCAACTTCGATGCACGTGTTATCCGCGCTGAGCTAGTAAAGATGAACTTAGCATTTGAAAACCTTAAACGTAAAAAGTCATGCAAGAAGTGATAGATAACCATTTGGTTGGGCTTAAGGAGTTAACTGAACTTTTAAATCTAGCTAAAGTTTCTGCGGTTGGATATTATGATATGCATGGAATATTAAGTATGATAGATAAGAATTTGTATCCAGAGCTTTATACAGAGTGCTCACTTAAACGAGACATCTATAAACAGTCTGCAAACGACTACTTCAAAGCCTACAGAGAGGCGTTACTTAAACTTTATAACTCATGAAAACAATATTCATCAACGAGAATCACAAGGCCGGTGCTGCATATACAGATTACTGTATTCTGTACTACAAATACAAAGGAACTACCGAACGCGCGCTGAAGCTATTGACATTCTGTAAAAGGATAAATTCAGGTAAAGCTGTCGTAGTCGGTGACACAATGTTCATGCATGTTCATGCATGGTCAATTATCATACACAATAAAATAAAAACCCAATCATGACCACCACAGACGAAGAATACAAAACAGAGAAGATAAAGCTAAGCATACAAGATGCTGACGGCGAAGAGATAAAGAAATATGACTTCTTTTTCGCTCATAGGCTTGCTCATGGGACAATGTATGTAGACGCGCTGATGCCTGAAATTACCGTCGATGAACTTTACAAAGGCTTTGGATTCCCTAGTGAAAAGGATGCTTTAGAAAGTCTTGAACAGGATATTTTAATAACACTGTCGGACTTCTCACGGTTCGAGTATACCAATAGGGTTACGGAGAAGTACATCAAGTTAAACTTTGTAGAATCATTATGAGCGAAGTAACTAAGCAAGACAAATTTACGCTGCCTACGCTGGCCCAACTTGTAGATGATAAGGTTTCATTTGGTAAGGCAGAGGCGTTGAATGCACTTTTGAACACTCCTCCGCCTGCTAAATGGGTTAAAGAGCATCCTTACATTAAGGGACACAAGTACATCCCGATTGACAAAGTGGAGTATTTGCTACGGAAGATATTCAAGCGTTACCGTATCAGGATTACCGGGCAAGGCACTGCGTTTAACGGGGTATGGGTTACGGTTCGTGTTTGGTACTTAGACCATGCCACTGGTAAAATGGATTACCACGACGGCATAGGATCAATCCAGCTACAAACAGCAAAGGGCACAAGTCCTGCGGATCTATCTAATATTAACAATGGCGCTCTTTCAATGGCTTTTCCGCTGGCTAAGACATTAGCCGTAAAAGACGCATGCGATCATTTTGGAGAATTGTTTGGATGTAATCTTAATCGCCGTGACGTGATTCCATTCGCTCCGGACGAGGAAGCAATCAAGAACTATCAAAAGGCATTGGAGTAATGGAGAACGGGATATACGATAACATATCTATAAAGGATTACCACGAGAATAAAACACATTATTCTGCAACACAATTGAAGATTGCAAAGCAGTCGCTAAAGGAGTTTTATTGGTACATCAGTGGTAAGATAAAGGTTGTTGATAAAGTGCAATTCAACTTCGGGAATGCCTTTGAGCTTGCTCTACTCGATTCGAAAACATTCATTTCGGATGTTGCGATTATGCAAACACAGGCTTGGATTGCTGAGGCTTTAAAAGAAAAGCCAGGGTTAATTCAACCTAAAAGCTCTAAAACATATCAAGCATTACAGGATAGCTTTTTCGCGCACCACAAAGGTAAATATATTATCCCCGACGTAGGCCCTGAAAGTTTTGAAGTAATAGAGGAAATGCTTTCAAGCTGTTATCAGGATGCGGTTGTACAAAAGCTTATCAAAGGCACGGAATACCAGCTATCACTATTTTGGACTGATGAAGAGTCTGGCTTGAATTTGAAGACTAGACCAGATATTTGCAAGCGTGTTAAGAATGTTATAATAAACCTTAAAACGACTGTCTGCGGTTCACCTAAAGAGTTCTCGCGAGATCTTGCAAACTATGACTATCCGCTACAGGCTTGCTTGGAAATGCGCGGATGCCTTGCCACTGAACTAATGGAGAGCGTAGATAATTACTTCTGGTTGGTGTGTGAGAAGGTGCCTCCATACAACGCAACGATTTACGAATTTCAGAAAGAAGATTTAAATTGGTGTATGGATAACCTTCAATACGTTATCAATAAAACGAAACGTGCACGTGATGAAAACTTCTTTCCTGGTTACTCCGATCAAGCAGATAACAAGTTCGGAATATTACGGGCGAACATACCACTTTATTATAAGCAATGATCTGTAACGTATGCAAACAGGATCTACCTGATATCCATTTCGCAAAATGGAAACAGGTGCATAAAGTAAAGCGAGGCTTTAAAGAGTACGAATCACAAAGCAAGACATGCAACCACTGCAAGTATGAGCGAACTAAAACCTTAGCAATCTACCGAGCATTCGGAGTACCACATAACCAAAATTACAATGGAAAAAAGAGCACAAATAGAAAGTAGGCATGGCAAGCCTAGAGATGGCAATAATAATTTTTGGATCACGCTCGTGGCTACGATCATAACTCAAACGATCTTATACTTTGGTGGATTTTACAACAACATACTATGAAGATAATACCATACTTACTTTTCCTTATACCTGTTGCGACCGAAGTGTACTTAGATTTTCGTCATATTGCAATCAGAAAGCAAGTCGTCCAGCACAAGCAAGAAACAGCCGTGAGATTGATTATAATGCTCGGTCTTGCTATCTTAGATGCACATCTTTCAGGTGTGCATTGGTGGCAGTCTTTATTTCTTGAGATTGCAATATTTTGGTTGCTGTTTGACTATACGTTAAACATCGCGCTGGGTCGTGTTTGGTGGATGCTAGGAAATTCCGCAATGATCGACAAGCTTATGAATGAATGGCCCGGCTTCGTTGTCTTATTCCTTAAACTGTGGGTGTTTGCCTGCGCTATAGGGGTTTACTATCATCTACCATGGATACTTGGAAACACTAACTACTAAATATATGAAACATACACCCGGACCATGGTACGCCATAAATTTTGGTGGATATATGATGATTTGTACTCCAGACTTGTATGACGATAGTGATTTTAGCAAAGCTATCGACAATGCAATGAGGTTAATTTTAAAAGCAAGATCTATAGCATGAGAACCAAGAAACAACTTATAGACGAGTTCCTATACCCAGACTCGGGCAACATAGGGCAAACGTTACTGATTATCATGGCAAGTTCATCAGCTTTAGTTATCTTCATAATATGGACTGTCTGCCAGTTTGCAAATAGTATTGATGATGTCTTAAAGTGAAAGGATATGAGAGAAATTAAATTCCGATTCTGGTCAGGCACTAAAATGTTCTATTCGATTGAAGAGGTTGCTGAGTGCCTTAAACAGCAAATGCTTTATGGTGTCCCCAGCCCGGCGTCGAGACTCGGATATGATCATGTAGGGCTTCATGATGCTGACTTCATGCAATACACCGGCCTAAAAGACAAGAATGGAAAAGAGATTTACGAGGGTGATATAGTGAAATGTGATGGTAAACAGCGCACGATTAAGTGGGCGAATGGGAAATTTTGGTTTGTCGCGGAGGTATCTAATCAACACGAAGACATATCTGAAATGTTCGGCAAGTACTACGATAAGGTAGAGATCATTGGCAACATCCACGAAAACCACGAGTTGTTATGACCCCACAACGCACTTTAAAGGGAAGGACTAAAAGCAAATCGAAGACGTTCGAGGTCGAAACGCTTACGGCTGATATGTACGGGTGGATGTGTAAAAATATCGAAACGGTACAAAAACAATTCGGAGTAGATGACGAATACGACCTGCCATATGACATGTCAGTTACCGCTCACAAATACATCATAACAGTAACCAAAGTAGAAGACGATGAAGATAAAGTTACGCCTTGATAAGTACGACGACTATAGTATGGTGGGCACCGAGTGGGCGATAGGTGGTAAAATATGGTACGTGAAACGGTGCTTTAAAATATTTAATCTGTCTATCATAATCCTTGAACAGTAACCAAAGTAATAGAAGACGACATTAAAGAACGCACCGGCAGTACAGAATCAGAAACGCTATAACGATGTACTGAGTGGCGGTTTATAGCCCTACACGCTACAGGTCGAACTGGGTAAAACAATTACCCAAGGAAGCGTAAAAAAATCGTGACAGCCGGAAAGACGGCATTTTTATCTATGACAATTAAAGAACAAAAAGCCTTACTAATCGAGCAGGTAGTTTTAACTGATGAAGAGGTTAAAGAGGCGATTATCGAAGCAAAGAAAAGAAAGTACTTCAAAGAGAAGCATAAAGATTACTGGAATGACAACAACGGAGTTAAGGGTAGCAAGCGCGTTGACTAGATGCAGGTTTTTACCTGGGTCGTTTGACAAGCGTTTTGTTAATCAACTTTCGAATTGGATTGATAGAGATATGACCGAAGCAGGTAAACGAAAGATGATTGAATTGCTGCATAAGTATAGACGTCAAATACCAAACTACAAAGAACTATGTACTGCATCAACGGAGACGGAAGACCGGTAGAGAATAAAGACACGGGGCTTTGTTCGACATGCGCACGCGAGTTGCGAAAGGCGGAGGCAAAACATATCGAAGTGAAGGAGCCTAAAAAATGGAAGGACTTCCGACATGCACATAGTCAGAGGACATGGGATAAAATATATCTCCGCGAGCGGAAGAAATGGATAAAGGGTAAAAAGTGCCAAGCGCGATTCCCTCACAACTGCCCGATAAAATATAACCTAACGGTCCACCATCAAATGGGTAGGATAGGATTTGCGGATGAATGGGCTAGAGAGAACGAACAGCCTCTTTTAATTGACAAACGATATTGGATCCCTCTTTGCCTTGAAGCTCACCGCTACATCGAAGAGCATCCAAAGTGGGCCTGTGAAAACGGCTACAGCTTCTTACGTGTAACTGATCCGGTATTTAGAAAACAAAAATGATATGAAAAAAATAATTAAATGGTTGGCAGACGTATCCGGCGTGACATCGGACATCGAGAGCAAAGCATTCGAAGACATTGGCCATTCTATCAAGTGGAACTCCTACTGGTTCAGTGCTCACCCAAAGATTATGAAGGTGCTGTATGAATACGGAAATCAGCTGGCAGAGCTACGCCACACCGGCGTTGACATTGAAGGAATTAGAACGGAGTACTTGAATAAAAACGAAAATCCATGACCAAACGACATTACTTCCCTAAAGTATCTCGTCAAAGAGGTGAGACAGAACGAAACCCAGGATCGGGAGATTACGGGTTCATATTCAGTGACAATTTCGAAGACTGGATAAAGTCAAAAAGTAAGAGAGCAAGAAAGGAGTATGCTGAAAAATACCGGGACCTATGAGACATTTCAAAAAGCGTGGAGCACGCACATTCAAGGATATTATTGAAACCGGTTCATTTATGACCACAGACGGCCTACAGCGAACGATTGATGCTTTGGACAGGCGAATACTAGCATTAAGAAAAAAGAAGCCTACAAGCCTTGTAATAGACGAAATACACCGTGCAAATATTTTTCGTGATGAGTTTGACGCTTTGAGGAAATGTTTGTAGGTTTGAACACAATTCACGTCGGACACGTTAAACGTGGTGAATTCGTAAGAATTTTGAAGCCCTGTGGGGGGAGGTTTCCGACGCCGACTCTCGCAGGGCTTCGCTGTTTACGGCCTTTTGCTTTTCAGGGCCGTATTTCTTACGGAAATCTAGCGTTACCCGACAAGGGGAAAGCCCTGTTAAATGTGATAGATGGGCCTTACGACTTGCTTCCCGATCACAGCCAAGATAAACTATACGGATTCTTCAACTATGCAGAATGGTCAGGTAATATGCTTGTCTATTCTCTTAAAGGGGGTAGGGGGTAGACTTGCTTTCCCTGACCGATACCTAGCCGTTTCTTAACATTGCAGAACTTAACTTTTAAACTATATGTCAGACAAAAGATCAGTAGCAACAGACGCACTAGAAACACTCGGAACGATATTCGAACAGGGTGCAAGAGATGCAATACACTTAGCAGTTGAACCGATGACATCGGATGAGGTTCTATTTCCAGGTCAGGATATAGGATTGGTAAACGGCAAAGCATCATCTTCAGTGGATAAGAAAATTGGGATTGTTGACCCGTTTTTAAAAACCAAAGTGATGCCAGGACAAAATTTTTGGATGGTTATATACCCAAGAAAAATAACTTCCCTACGCCACGTTTGGAGTCATCCTGATTTTGAACCGCAGCCAGAGCCAGAGGCCATTAAGTCTGAAAAGACAGATATTGAAAAGTCATGGGATTGGATAAGTGATTTCGCCGCCAAACTCAAACTACACCCGGACAGACTCATGCACGCAGCGGATGGATGGAATGATGAGCATGATTATACTTATGATAATTCCGAAATTTACAAAGACCATTGGAATGAGTTTGACGAATTCTGGAAGCATTACGAAATAGTGCGCGGGGTTAATGTTGCTGATAAGGATGTATTTTTTACTTGTTCTTGTTAGCTATGAAAACCCCCCATTGGAAACCATGCATAGAAGTTTGGATGAGCTTCTATAAGATGAAGACAGGGCACACGTATGCATTTGCAGCAGTTGACGCGGCTAATCTTAAACACCTTCTTAAAAAGATTGAGTTTAAGATAAAAGACCGGAACATGGAGGTAACAAGCGAAACCATTATAAACAGCTTGCACGGCTTTCTGGTTTCGATAACTGATAGGTGGATGTTAGAACACCTTGAATTGAAGAACATTAACAGCAACTTTAACAGCTTATACGTAAATGCAGCCAATAAAAGCTTCATCAACAGAGGTCAGCAAATCGACGACATTATTGCCGGACGTCATTCTCAGGGAGCAAAGTAATAAAGAGGAAACGCTTGGACTAATTGCCCGTAGCCTAGAAAAGATTTCTATGCTATGGCAGATACCCAACTGGACTCCAGGTAACTCTGTGCTTCTAGCCGAATGGATATTTGACAACTATGGGTTCGAGCCATTAGAATTGATTTTAAATTGTCTAGCTAAACCGCCTATCGATCAGGATAAGATATACCGGTTAACTCCTGATGTGGTTTCAAAATGGATGTCACAGGCATTGGAGAAGCAAGCAGCCGAACGAGAGAAAGAGAACTTGAAACTGAAAATGGATTTTAACGAACCGCTTGATAAAGTTGATTACGAGTCGTTCAAAAAGCGGATCGCTGAAGGAACGGCATTGAAACCAGAACCTAAAAAGCATTGGTCAGACGATGAGAATTACAAAGCCTTCAAAGCCGAAAGAATGCGTCGTCAGGAATTGAACAAAGAAAAAAGTTAAAAGATATGAAAAGCATAGTTTCAATCAAAAAGTACCAGCTTGAGCTTTTGAAATGTCACCGAACTATTGATGCTTTCGAAAAGATGGTCACAAACCTTAAAAAAGCATCGGATGACGAATTGCCTGATTTAATAGCAGCCATCGTACAACTTGCCTAAACACACTGTAAATCGAATCTGTAGACGAATAACATACAAAAATATATGAACACTGCTAAAGAAGAGGCTGAAATACGATATCCAATAAATACTTGGCCTGGAAACATAAAGGGTAGCGGCATATCTCACAGGCACGCTGGTTTCCTCGAAGGCGACCAATTCGGATACAACCGAGCGAAAATGGAGGCTGAAGAGGCTATAAAGAGTCAATCTAATACTATTAAGCAAGTAAACAAGGGTTTGTTAGAATACGAAGCGAAGATAAAGAAGCTGGAGGAAGTAAACTCTGATCTTAACCAAGCACTAGAATTTGCTAATCATCGCATCAAAGACCTCGAATCTCTTCTAGCAGATAAGGAGGAGGAGGGTGCCAATTTTATCTCTGAAATAGAAAGTGGTGGTGTTGAGGCATTAGAAATGGAAAAGCGAATTAAGGATCTTGAATCACTTTTATCGGAAAAGATTTCGGAAAATCAACGACTTAAACGCGAAATAGATGATGCATACACTGCTGGTATGAACGCTGTAAATCCGTAAAACCTCCTATAGACACTAAAGAAAAATAGCATGAGAACAGTCAAACTCACAAACTTGGAGATAGAAGCGCTGCTATCGATGGCTAGTAATATGGAGGGCGACATGGAAGATTATTTCTCATTCAAGTCTAAGGCTAAACTTAAACGTTTTGTTTCTGCGTACTGGTCTGCGAAAGCTAAATTACAAACAAAAAAATAGTATGGACAAGAACCAATACATTTCAAAGCTAAACGTCAACAAGGCTAATTTCCTGCATATAGCTGAAACAGGCGTGATAAACGGTACACTGCTGCACGATCTGCAAAGAATGATAGGCGAAGTTAGAGACGATGCATCAACTGATTGCCATCTCCGATTAGCAAAATCAAATATAGAGTCATGCGCTGAAATCGATTCCCTTCAAAAAGAACGCGAGGAATTGATTGTAAAGGTAAAGGATTTAGAAGAGCAAGTAGAATCAGAGTATCAAACCAATCTTGAATTAGGTAAAGATTGTAGAAGACTTTGCGATGAATTGCATGAAGCTAAAAAAGAACGCGATCAACTGATACTAGAACTCGAAAAAGTTCGCAAAGAGAATAATGAAATACCTGACGATGTTGCGTTTAAAACTCTTTTGGAGAGTAATGAGTATCTAGGCAGAGACATCGAATCACTTAAAACAGAAATTAATCAATTAAATAAAGAAACCAAAAATCTACGCACCGTTATGGTTGCAGCTGCCGAGGAGATTCAATCACATTGGCAAGCACATTGCGATGAAGAAGGATATGGCCCAGCAAATCTTATGCATCGCCTTGAGAAAGGCATTGCCGCATCCTATCCAGGATATACACCTGGACAATTTGAAAAACTACGGAAAGAACGCGATCAACTGAAGGAGACAGCCGAGCGTATGAAAGAGTTTTTGATATACCGGATCAGAAATTCGTACATCTCAATTGAGAACGGTGGATGTGAAGTGTACCCCTTTGATAGCTTCGACACACATCAGATCGAAGGAATGAAACGAGCATACCAGGACGTCCTATCGGAATTTTCAAAAGCAAAAGAACTAATTACAAAACACTCATGAAAACACTTAAGGACCTACTTTATCAAGTAAATAACGTATTCGTTGGTTGGCATTCTGACGGCACATCGTGGAGTCTATATGATCGATCCGTACATACAATGGTAAATAAAATGCAATCCATTTTAGAGCCGCACAAAAAAGTTGTTTGCTATTGCGGGTCACTTAGAGTGGCTATGGATGCTTTCAAGAAAGCTGAATACGAAGCTGTGATAAAAGGTGAAATTGCGCTGTTACCTTGCTGTATGTTTGTTGATATCCAGCGTGAATACGGAGCCGAAAGCGATTATAAACAAAAGGCGGATGAACTTCACAAACGAAAAATCGACATCAGCGACGAGGTTCATGTCCTTAACGTTGGCGGCTATATCGGTGAATCAACACGATCTGAAATAAATTACGCGGAATCAATCGGAAAGCCAATTGTTTACCTTGAACCAATCGAATCATGAGATCTTTTTTACTAACCCTATTCACAGTGATTTTTGTAGTCGCTTTGTTTATGCTTACATCATGCGTTGATGCCAGGATACAGCGCCACTTAAGACGGGCAAACATTCACCTGTTAAAAGCCAAGGCGCTAGGCGCTCATCTGGATTCACTTAAAACAGTAATTCACGACACCATCACCGTAACATCGATCAATGACAACGATTCCACTATTGCAAAAGTAGACACAACGCAAGCGGTAAACGCATGCGCTGAACTACTATCAACAATGGCAAACATAACAAGCAATCAAAAGAAGGTCATTGATAGCCTAGTGAGGGTCAAAACGAAGAATCCAATTAAATACGCCCAGAAAGCATTTTGTCCAGATGACAGCATTGATAAGGTGATAGACGTTCCGTTTACAGTGGGCGCGCACAAATACAAAATACCTGTACATTTAAGAGCATGGTCAATAGCAGGTAAAGCAGGTTACGATTTTAAGGTATTTCAGAATAAATTCGAGTACGAAAAAGAGACTATCACCACGGAGGTAAAGCCAAACGAAAGCCGGTCAAACTGGTACTGGTTCTTAATCGTTGGTATCTTTATAGGGGTTATTGGGATGATTTTAATTAGAAGGATATGATTAAGCTTAATCGCAAGCAACTTAAAAATGAATTTCCGGAACTCATTGCGTTGATCCAGAAAAATCATATCATGGAGGATAATATTGAACGTGAATTATACATTGAAAATAAGCCTGTGGTTGGTCTGTGTCATACGCGTGGGTACTTCATTATACTTGCTGGATATTATATACAATACACCATGGATCACATTATAACCGACGTACAGTTAAAACTTATTGGCCGATCTGTTCAGGAAGTAACCTTCTATGACAATTACATAGAGTACGAAACCGAGCGAACTAAAGCTATGAGTGCCACTAAAGATCAAACAGGAATCAATCTAAATTAATATGAAGCCAATAGAATTCAAAGAGCAAAATGTAGTGTTCGCTGAAGACCAAAAAGAGTATTTGCCTCTACCAGCATTTAAGGCAGATACTGAGCGCGGTGAGGTGGTTTTCTGCATGGGATTATCATTCCGTGAGCGATTGAAAATACTTTTCACTGGAAGACTGTGGTGCACATTGCTTACGTTTAATAAACCCCTTACACCGAGTTATTTCAGTGTCAATAAAAACGACGTCATTACTGTTTCTTCCGATAAATAGCTAGGAATCTATCAGGTAACAGGTCGTAAAGCTTTTGGAGTGTCACACCCGATGATACTATGTCCGGTACTCCGTCCTTGTTTAAGTCTTGGAAAGCGCCACCAATACCTAGGCATCCTTTCAAATCCTTAACATATGTGATTTTATGCCAAAGTATTCCTGATCTGCCTTTAACATCCAATACTCTAAAATGTGGGTATTGGTGCTTTTCGGTGAACTCTTCTTTAACGACTGTATACTCTCCCTCTGGAATACAGGATATTGAACGCTTGTTTTCTTTCCAAGGTAGCTCCATGCCCTTGCACTGATAGATAACCGTATCCAATGCACCATCCAAAACATAAAGACTAGAAAGTGTTTCTGTCTCTAGATAAACGCGCTCAATGACTACTTTCATTTATTACCCACACTCTTAGCAATGTCTTTCAAGGTATCCAGTTCGGACTTTAAAAGCAAATCCAGCCTAGTTGATAACTTATCAACAGCGTGAGTAAGGGAATCAATCTTGTATTCAAGGCCGGTCATAAGTGTTTGTAGGGCGATTATCTTCTTACCCTGCTGGATATTAGACAACGCCAGCCAACCAAGGAATGGCCCGTAAACTCCCCACATTATTAATTGCGAGCTTTCCATAATATATAAAGTGCAAAGTAGATTAATACCCTAAAATCTGTAAATTCCAGACCATAGTGCCCTATGTACATAAAGGGCTTTTCGTATATTAAAAGAAAATCAAATAGGGCAACAATCTCTACAGCGCGATAGAAGTAGAATAATTGCGCCATTTTCGCCACACGCTTATAGACATAATTCCAGAATAGAATCATGATAACGTGACAGTCGATGAAGTAGAAATAAGATTGCCAGGACAGACCGACTTCTCGGCCTTCGTAGATGATCCTGTAAAAAGGGAAAGGGTTAATAGCTGACTTTGGAAGCCAGTCGGTGACGCGATTTAAAGTTATTGCCGCCAAAAGAAATATCAACGCGTCTACACCTGAGACCCACATTATAAACTTTTGATAGCGATCCTTCACGGCTTGTCAGGCGTTCCGGGATTAGTCGGCGGTGGATTAGATGGAGTAGAATCTTGCGCCTGTAATGTTTCAGCCAAATTATGACGTTCTTCATGCAGCGCCTCGGTGAGTGCTTCTATGGCTTGAATGGTTTTATCGATGCATTCTAGGAGTTTCTTTCGGTTATCTGCGCTCATAGCTTTCAAGAATTTGGTCTAAGTCATGTAATTTCTTCACCAAAATAGTAATTTCTTTGTCTTTTTTACTAATCTGATCGGTTAAAAAATCTATCTGTCTCCCTCTTTTTCGGTTAACAGTCAATACATACGACACAATCAGCAACCCTAAAGCGAGCACACCATTCATTTTCCATGTTAGTATGTATAAAAATACTCAAATAGTTCGCGGTTTTAAATACCGTATTTATCAGGTGATCGAAAGTGGGTTAATTGAAATCTTCTTTCCGGATTGAGTCATAATAACCAACACTTGTTTAACAGGATCGAAGTACATACTTACCATTGGATCCGGTTGTGGTTGAGTCTGACCCACTCCAAATTGCTGATTAACCCACTGTAAAAGCTGATCTTTGCCTGGTGTTACATCAAAAGCTATTTGCCATATGTTATGGGATGCGCCTGCAATAGTTTGAAGATAATAGCATGGCTGACTCTGTCCGTTTATGGTTTGAGTAGGACGCCCAGAATCATACTGTTGCTGTGTTGCAACATCATATGAATAAGGCATTGTTGTATCCTTGTCCCCATGCAAACCATATACTGGAACAGTTCTGAGATTCGAAATAGGGCCTTGTGAGAAATCATAAAACCCAGCAACAGGCGCAATAAAATCTATATAACCTTTTGAGTCACCTTGTAAAACTGTCCAGCAACCACGTGCGCCAAGACTATAACCCACTACTCCAATTTTTTTTGCTCCCCTTTGCTCTTTTAGATAAATGGCCAATGTATTTTGTATAGCCCAATAATCCCATGTAGGGGGCAACTGAATAGCCAGGATATTGAAATTAAATTCAAAACCTTTAGATGCTTGAGCGGTCCACGTAACAGGAGTCGTGCCACTAAAAAGATCAACCTTATCTATTTGAGATCCATCTGCTGGTCCTAGTTCTCCAATTCCTGGAAGCCAAGCCATCCAATTATCAGTTTTTACATTAGATAAATATTCTTTGCATGGGAACGTTCTCCCTCCGATGTTTAATATTGTCTTTGATATATTCATATGTATTCCCATTTAAATCCAGCATACGTTTTTCTTTCTCCCCTAGCACATCTTGCGATACCCAACAATCGTAAATTCAAATCTTTACCAGCTTTTGTCGCACTGTAAAATGTGCCTAATAGATTTCCATTCAAATCATACTGATTAACGGGCCTATTACTTGGATGTTTTGGGCCTGCTTTCGGCATTCTTTCGGCCCTGTTTAGATATTTGTAGCTATGTCGCGTGTTCTCAAGATTGGTGACCCATTCAAGATTCGACACATGGTTATTTAACTTGTTACCGTCAATGTGATTTACTTGAGGTTTATTTTCTGGATTTGGAACGAAAGCAATGCAAACCAATCTATGTATGAATGGCTGTTTAAATACAGTGCCTTTTGTTAGTGCTACTTTTGGATAACCCTTTTTATTTAACCTAATCGGCATTGATTTGCCTTTAACGGTTGAATAATATAAACCGTGGTCTATTTTTCTGTCAAGACTTCTTACGTTGCCTAAATTTGATACTTGATAATAACCTTCGTACCCGGCAATATCTTTCCAGATTTCTTCTATATTTGTTTCCATACATTTTTGTTTGGTTACAATAAATGTACGAAAAGACGGCAGGCCTTCTAAACCTGAACCGTCTTTTTTTATTCCCTCGCGCTTCATCTGCCCAAAGCAGAGGGCAGGAATTAAGAATAATAGAGCAAGTAATTTTTTCATCTTAATGTAGATTGATTAAATATGTATTTGTCCCGGTGCAATATACCTCTACAATATCACCGGCATTCGTGGTTATTGCTGTGCCAGCTGTCCCACCTACAATCGTCGTTCCACCCGCGCCTGATACCGTTACCGCCCCCGAGCTCCCCTGGGCCACCTTGCAATTAAATCCTACAGCTAAACCAGTCGGTATTGTAATGCTTATAGGGCTTGAGTTTGATGTGACAATCAGAGTTCCGTTATCAGCAATAGCCAAGTTTCTTCCACCTGCCTGTGATGTTGGGGTGATATAAGAACCTCCCGTCGCCGTAATTGTACCATCTACAGTAAGGTTTTTACCCTCAAGCTTCATGCCTTCCGACAATGTTCCGGATTGCATTGTTTCCCATTTCATGCCTCCAGTCTCCGAGGTATTTGTATTGTCTATCCAATAAGCAGAAGATTGCCCGGCTGTTCTAATGGAGCCTGTGGATGACCCCATGATATACGGGAATGCTATTCCGCCTCCATTGTTTATTGTAACAGGCCTGGATAACGTTATTATTGGAATAGTAGACGAGACGCTTGATCCGGTCAAATTTTGAAACAGGGCTGTTTGTCCAGTGCCATCTATTTTATAACAATTCAACGCTAGTGCTGATCCATTTGTTCCACCTATAGCCGCAATCGTCCCCGAGGTACTGGAAGAAATATTTGCCGCATACGTCCCGCCTCCGTGATTTATATAAAGACCAACTCCGTCGTTTGCGTCTATTTCTAACGCCTTATCCGCTGACGTTACAAACGCCCCTGCATTTACTTTTAGAACGGTCGTTATCGTGCCTGTGTAAGACCCGACACTTGCCGTAGGCGATATATCGACTGCTGTAAATCTGGTGGAGTTAGCGGCGTAATTGTGTGTTGGTGCTATTGATACGCCGGTGAATGTTCCTGATGAATACCCAGTTGTTGTTCCGGATATTATTGATCCTTGATCATTATTATTTAATGCTGTGAATGTAGGCTGGAGAAAGAAACGCCCTCGATCATCCCATCGAGATTGTATAACATTGGCCGAATCTCTAAACTGAACAATGTCTTTCACAATTCCAGTTTTGCCGTTTTTATCAAAGTACGCAGGCTTAAAAAGTGCTGTCATCAAATTATCATTGTTCGCTGATGCAGTAAGCCCTGGATTAACAGTTAACCCTATTCCGAGACCCCCAACTGCAGTTACGTCTCCAACACTTGTAAGGCTTCCGTTTGGCGTTACCTCTGCCCTGATCTTTCCGTTTGTGATGAAAGAAAGTGCGTTTGAATTTGTAGGTCCAACGATCATGCTTCTATCCGGAGTATTCCCGTTCCAACTCATGAAATTTGGCGGCGTGTAATCTTGTTGACTTAACGCTGCGCGAACTTTAGAAACGTATGCATCCCGTAAAGCAAGAACGCCACTATAGGTGAAGTGAGTAAAATCAGATTGAAATCCCGATCCTCGCACATTTGATAGCATTGGGATTGATGGGATATCAACAATAGCATCGTAATTACTAGTTCCAGCCAGGAGTGCTGTATTTGCAGTTTTAATCCGGCTATTTACTAGCACGTTGTTTCCACGAAGCGGAGAAGTTGCGCCAATAACGTAAAATCCTGTGCTTTTTCTTCCTGACCAATAGTTAAGCATATTCGTTGCAGCTGTAGCTCCGGATACACTGTTTACAAAAACATCATTCTCAACTTCCCACGCAAAAAGAAAGTTTTTTGTTTTTGAGCTATTGTATGCTGGGTCTATTTGAGTTGCTGCGTCGGATTGCATGTCTTGAGTGGTCTGACCGCTGACCCCAAAGTTTACGATTGAGTACCCGGCACCCGATCCGCCTAATGCATTGTATACTTGCGTCGGGTAATCTTGACCGGCCGGAAGGTTGTAGCCCACTGAGTTACTATTGCCATCGGAAACTATCTTCATATTTAGTCCTGTGACTGTTGGCAATGAGTAGTCGCCAAAAACAGATTTTAATTTTCCGGATGATCTGCCGCCAAATGTGTCTAGTGTATTCCCTGATGCCGGATAGTTAAACGGGTCGTCTGTTATGGTTCCGAGTGATGTAGAGCCACCAGAGATTGAAGAAACATGCCTTCTCACTGCCTTGCCGTCACTGCTTCTAAAAGCTAATACAAAACCTGTCGTGTCTGCGATAGCAGGCTTTGATGAAATTTGTAAACTTGGAACAGCGACCGTGGCGCTATCGGTAACATTTTGCGCATATCCGCCAAGCGCAATGCTATGATTTCCTGAAACAATATTCTTCTCACCCCCTATTATTGCCATGCCCTTGCGGGTCACCCCATTTATGCTTATTCTATTGGCGATGCCTCCAACTATTGCCGAGCTGCCCAAAAAACCATTAGAGACACTCATGTAATTATTTTGCCCACCCATGATGCCAGAGTTATAAAAAACGCTGGATGTTCCAGATTTTATTCTGAGTGAGTTCTTATACCCACCAAATAAAAATGAATTATTTAGCGTAGACCCTGATGATCCGTTATTAGCTACTGTGTGATGTTCCCCATCCAGTAAATTAAACCCATTTGAGTTACCCGAAGCCACAGAGTCAATATGATCAATGCCTCTATAAAAATCATTTGATCTTGCACCAGGTCCTATTTTAGTTAGATTATATGATATATTTGATATATTATTAGTCGCGTCATATGTAAAGTTTGCGGACGCGCCAAATGAACCAGATTGATTTAAAATAACCTGTGTATCTGATCCAGGTGTTGAGAATGTTCCACCAAGTGGTTTCCATGCTCCATTTTCGTAGAATCGGAATTTGTTTAATGTACGATCATAGTAAATTGATCCGTTCATAGCTCCAGCCGAAATACTATCGCCGTTGACTAACCGTATAGCCTTAAAATTACCGAACTGCGCATGCGCTGTTATTGATATCAGAATTAGTATCGTTAATAGAAAATATCTCATTTTGAATCTATCTTTTTTTTTATGAAAATGTCAGCGTAAGATGAAATCTTATCACGCATGAATAATAATGCAAAGCCGAGCGCGAAAACTCCAACCACGTGCCATGTCTTGTCTTTCATGAGCGGCAGATCAATAAACCAAGACAAAATAAAAGTCCCTGCGCTTACCGTCATAAGTACAACTCCGATGATTGTGGTCACCAAATTTTTGCCGATATTCTCGATGTGAAAATACCGTGTCTCGCCGTCGTTTGTGATTGTTACTTTTTGTTCTTCCATAGTTTTAAGAATAAGGCCCTAGAATTTTCATTATCCAACTTGTGCCATTATAAACAGCAGTCATTTCATATGTTCCTGCATCAATATTTGTCCACGTGTGTGCAGACGAATCCCATAGCGCATCACTCATTTTAAATGTTGATGGGAATGTGTGCACTTTGTTTGCATTGGTATAGAAGATGACCGACCGTATTATAACGGCGTTTGATGAGTTTGCTAATGCCCATATCCTATTGGATGTTATGTTTGCTGATCCGAGAAACATTCGTTCAGCTAAATTCACCATATCAAGAGTGATTGTTGATCCTGTCGTATCTACCGAAACATATTGTGGTGTTGTGTTACCTGCTAATGTAGCTAAAGCTGATGCTGTGGTCTTCTTTGACACCCCATTTTGCACCGTCTCAAATAATTCAAGCCCGCTTAAAGCGTCGGCTGTGGATAACTGACTTATTTTTTTTGTCATGATTCTGTTACTCTAAAATCTCCGGTTTCTGTTATCCTAAAGTCACTGGAATCACATGACATAAATTGAAATGTAAAATTCACGACATATAAATTCCATGTGAAACGATGTTTCTCATATACAGTTTTACCAAGTTCAGTTAAATATATTCCTTCATGGTTAGGATCAACGCGTTGGTTATCCTCTATGAATATGAAATTGAAACCTGGGATATTTAAAGTGTTTGGAAAATTGTTTACAAAATCAAATACTAAATCTTCTCCTAATTCCACCTTATGAGCAATGACTATTCTTGCAACTAATGATCCTTCGCGCGCAGTATTTTTCCCGTAGCTCCATTCATCAGACACTTGATAGCTAACCGGTTCTTCCCATCGAACCCATGTTATTAAATCAAATTTATTATCTAATGAAACTTGGGCACGATTTGGTATTGTCACCGGAATTGGTTGATCAGAGTTTTCTGCGGTTTTATGCATTAACTCGCAAAAACCGAAAGTCTTTACCTTGAGAGATCCGTATCTCTCATTAGTGTACTCATCAATAGCGGTTATAAACTCAGTCATAACGCAGTTATTAATTGTTGATATAAAATGTCTTGCAATGTGCTGGCCTCTATATCAGACAAGGTGAATACCTCCTTTTGATATTTCTTTTCTAGCCATTCCGATTTTTGGTAATTGAAATCGTTTTGAAATCCGAATCCGTAAGAACCTGAGCTGCCAACTAAGCCATAGTCCATCATCATTTGATCTGTATTTCTTAAATTGACATAGCCAGGGTTTTTGCCGACTAGTTTTTTATACTCATCGTATCCTCCTTTAAAATATGTCTTACCGGTTGCTCGAGCTTGATTTTTCTTACTGATAGATATAGGCTTGTGTGAGTACGTACCTATCTTAGCTCCATTCCCATCGAGTCCTTGTTCAAATATTCGACGTTTATGGACTACTAAAGTTGAAGATAAAGCGACCTTAATATTTCTATCACTAGTGATAACACGCTCTATTTTTTCAATTAAGCCAGTAAGCTCATTTGCCAACTTTTTTACGTTTTTTAGATCCGCAGTTACATCCCATATTATGGCAGTATTTTAGTTGCGTAAACCATTGATTTGCACGCGAAACAAACCGGATCTTCTTCCATATTTAATGATCTTATGGAGTTGTCCAGCTCTTTATTGAAATTGAAATCGTAATAATTATTTAACTCTGTTGCTCGTTCGGTGGTCATTGTCGTAAACCTGTTTAGCTGTTCGCCAAACCTTCGTTCAATACATATCTCCTGACCTATTTTCCACCACAATACATTTTTGAAAGCTTTGATGTTTTCGCAAATATATTTTTCGATCGAACACATAACGATCAGCTGTACGTTTAAACCCCCGCCGTTGATTTGCTCGACTACACTCCTTTGATACCCCAAGCAATCGAAATCACACAAGACC